CTACCCACTATTCCTGCGTTCGCTGACATCGCGTACGATCGCAAAATAGCGGATGCCACTGGCAATGGTTATCTTCGATAACGAGACCTCGACCGGAAAGACTGTGCCGTCCTTGCGTATTCCAGAGCTTTCATAGACTTTACTGCCATATTTTTGGAAACCGTATTTAAGGGTCTTCTCTGCCACACCGCGTATTTGCGGTGCCTGCAGGTCGGTCACTGTCAACTTCAGCAATTCTTCCCGGCTGTAACCCAACTTGTCGCATGTGTGCTTGTTGACGTCCATTATTCTGTCATTCCCGTCAAAAATGAAGATCATGTCGTTGGCTTTTTCGAACAGGGTGCGAAATTTTTCTTCATTCTCCATCAACACCTGCATGATGAGCTTGCGCTCGGTAATGTCCTGGATGGAACCGGTCACAACGTTATCCAGCGGGTTGTATTCTGCCAGGGCGTGGATATCCCGGATGACCCCATCCGACCTGCGTTTGATCTTGTACTGGATGTCAAATTTCTGCCCCATGTGGACCAACTTCTCCAACGCATTATTGATCTCCGCCCTGTATTCCGGCAAGGCAACAGCCCGGACATCGGCAAGATCCAGGTCTTCCTTGCCCCAACCATAGATCCTGAGTGCCTCTGCGCCTGCAACGACTTTCTGGGTAGTCAGGTTGATCTCCACGCTCCCCAGGTGAGCCACCTCCTGGACGCGAGCCAGCATCGCCCGGTGCCTGATGATCTCTGCCTCGGCTTTCTTGCGGGCGCTGATATCTTCCGTCAGTGTGACCACGCGCTCAACCTGACCCTTCTCATCCAAAATGGCATAATAATATTGAGAGACCCATTCGGCAGCCCCGGATCGGGGGTTCGGGATCTTCAGATCTGTCAGGTACAGGCTGCCCCCCTTTGCATATATTTTCCGAACCTGATCAATGTGATCTTTCAGGTACTCATCCCATTCGTCAAATCCCAGTTCCTTGAACTCGCGTTGCAGGTTCTGGCGGTATTCTTCTTCTGAAAAACCCCAGATCTTTCTCCAGGCCTGGTTGCCGGATAACGGTTTTCCCTTGTTGGTGAACACGGCAAGCCCGAGCGGGGATTGTCCGATGATAGCCTGGTTAAGGGCTTCAGAATCGTGAAGTTCACTCTCGGCTTTCTTGCGGGCGCTGATATCTTCCGTCAGCGTGACCACCCGTTCGACCTGACCCTGCTCATCCATGATGGCATAGTAATACTGGGAGACCCATTCAGCATCCCCCGGGAGTGGATCCGGGATCTTGAGATCAGGAAGGTAAAGCGTGCCACCTCTTTCATAAACCTGCCGGACCTTGTCCTGGTTGTCGCCCAGGTAGCGATCCATTTCATCAAAGGTCAATTCAGAGATCTTTCTATCCCTGGATCGCTGGTATTCTTGTTCTGAATAACCCCAGATCTTCTTCCAGACAGAGTTGGCGAAAAGCAGCTGCCCCGTAGGGTGGAAAGCTGCAATGCCAATGGGAGATTGGGAGATGATCGCCTGGTTGAAGGCTTCGATATTGCGAAGGGTCCGCTCAGTTTGGACGCGTTCGGTGATGTCCAGCGTAAAACCAGCCAGCATTTCCGCCTTGCCATCCCGAAAGATCGGGAATTTGGTGGTTTCATAGGTGTGCCCGTTCAATTCCTCCACCACGGTCACACGCTTGCCTTCATTCAGAACACGCAGGTCATCCGCCACCATGCTTTTGGACAGGTCGGATGGAAAAAGCTCATCCATTGTTTTGCCTAACGCCTGGGTGACCGGCATTCCCAGCATTTGCTCAAAATTACTGCTCAGGCGCAGCGCCCGAATGTCCCTGTCTTTGAAGAAGACATAGACCGGGCTGTTCTCCAGGAAGGATGTAAAGATGGTTTCATCCTGGAGGATCTGGGCTTCCATGCGCTTTCGCCAGGTGATGTCCACCACCACGCCATTCCACAGGGTGTCTCCATCCGGAAGGAACATTGGCTCGGATTCGATCCGCACCCAGCGCAGGTCCCCTGCCACAATAAAACGTCCCTCCCAGATGAATGTCTGGCTATTCATGGCGGCATTTTTTCTGGACCGGTTGAATTCCTGCCTCTCCTCGGGATGGGTACACCGATCCATTACATCCGCATTGGCGAGGGCTTCATCCGCTTTGATACCCAGGATCTCGCAGCAGCGCGAGCTGATATATTCAATTCTTCCCGGAAGACCGGGTTTGGAGCGAATGATATAAACCCCCATCGGCGAGCGCCGGATCATGTCGTTGTAACGCATCTCGATTTCATGATGCTTCTCTTTCGCCCGGATCCCATCCATCACGATATTGATCTTGTGGGGCAGGATGTTCAGGGAGGCAGGTGACTTGATGATGAGGTCCGCCGCACCCAGCTGGATGGATTCAATTCCCAACCTCCAGTTTTGACTGCCCGTCAAGATGATGACCGTCACCCGGGGATCAAAGTCTTTCACCTTTTTCAGCGCTTCCAGGTCGGGCAAACCCGGTACGTTGACATCGCAAAGGATCAGATCGAATTTGTTGGCATGCAGGAGCGCTTCAAATTCATCGGTTGAGTCAGCCTCGGTCAAGGTGAAAGTTGTGGGGTCCCGCAGTAAAATATCCCTTACCTGGGTCCGGTATTGCTCATCTCGATCAAGGTAGAGGATGCGGGTTATGGTTGGATTCATAAAGAACTCCTGCCGGTTGAGTGCGGTGGAATTTCAGTTGGAGGAGAGTTCATTTCCCCCCCCCGATGCACATCAGGGCATTCCACCTAAATAATAGCATGAAACCATCCAATTTGGGCAATTTTCTCCGACAATTCTTGAAATTCTGATCTTTTCCGCACGATCCCAGGATTCCGGGAGTATTAAGAACCAGGGATCATTGTCATTTTCCGAAGGACACCGCCGATCTGCGAGGATACTTTTATCCTTGATGCAGATGTCGGTCTTCGGGCTCCTACAATATAAAAACATTCGTCATATCCTGATGCCAATTCATAAATTGTCACCCTGAACGCAAGGAAGGGTCCCACACTTTCCAATGCGGTCATCACCCTGGGTTTTATCCCCTTTATGGCACACGGGATTCAGGGCAGGTGTCATATCGTTCGGGATGAAAGCTTATAAGATATTCGCATCGCGTCCATTTTATCCAGGGATGCGGCTATAATAACCAGAAAGTCCCACTGAACCAGATTTTTTTCAAACCCCGGATCACTACCATGTTTGCCACCCCGCTGCCCGCCACCATCCCGATCTACCTGCAGGACGATCATTGTTTTGAAAGCGAAGCCCGCCTGCTGGCGACATGCGAGGCTGAGCTGGCTTTTGACCAGACCTGTTTTTACCCCGGCGGGGGAGGTCAGCCTGCGGATGCCGGGGAGATCTACTTCGCCACGGGTCCGACCGCCTTCCCCATCTCCGCAGTGCGCCAGGATGAGCAGGGTGTCATCTGGCACTCCAGCCCGCAAGCCCTGCCCGATCTTCAGCCTGGACAGGTCGCCCGCCTGAAGCTGGATGCCCCCCGCCGCCTTGCCCTGATGCGCACCCATACCGTCCTGCACATTCTCAACACCATCGCCATGCAGGACCACCATGCCTGGATCACAGGCGTGCAGATCGGCACAGACCAGGCTCGCATCGACTTCAATTTTGAGCAGCTCACTTCCGAGGTGTGCCGTGACCTGGAGCAGAAAGTGAACCGGGTCATCACGGACGGGCATGCCCTGAAGACCTATTCCTTAGGCGAAGAGCAGTTCAGGCAGCGACCCGATCTGCTGCGTACCCTGGACGTAAAACCTCCCGTTCATAATGGGCGGGTGCGGGTCGTGGAGATAACAGGCTTTGATGCCCAGGCTTGCGGCGGAACACATGTCCATAACACCGCAGAACTGGGAGTATTTTCGATCATGCGCACCGACAACAAGGGGCGCAACAACAAACGCCTTTACATCCAGCTTGCCAGGGAATGAGACCGCGTGCAGGGGATGAAAGATGCTCGCCTCTACATAAAATTGATGCGAGGCAGGAAGGGTGAGTCCGGTGGGGGCGTGGCGGGGACGTTCACGGCGAGGAAGCAAGCTCGATTGCCAATGTTCCAGCCAATGGTGGCTGTGGGGGAAGCTCCGGCGATATATCCACCTGCGCCGAAAACATTGGTACTCTTTTGGTTCCAAGATTCAGTCACACCGGAAACAGGTGTAAGCGTGTCGTCTGTGTTGCCTTCCATGCTGATGCCGGCTAGGACCAGGTCACCGGCTGCGCTGGAGATATCGCGCTGCATGGGGGTACCCGTCCCGCCTGTGGATTGGATGCTGGTTACATCCGGCGTATCAGCGCCGGACATGGAGAAAGCTCCAGCGATTGCATTGGCAGTGGTTGACCAGGACAAGGTAATATTATTTGTGCCTGTGTTTACGGGGAAGATGTAGAAAAGGGAAACGGTCAGGTAAAAGGTGGTGGAGTGGTCTTTGTAGGACAGGAAGGTGAACGAAGACCCCCCTGGTGAGTCCATCCACTTGCATGTTTGGCTGGTGATATATGCACCCGATCCACGCGTGCAAAGGAAGGCAACGATCAGGTTTGTGCCTGAGGGGGCGTTGTGGCTGAAGGAGAAAGACGTTCCGCTGCCTGTTCCGTAAGATGTGTTTAAGAGAGAAATGCTCATTGATCACTGCCTTTGTTCTAATAACTTAATTAATTAAATTAATAGATTAATTAATCAATTTGAAAGTAAATTCTGATCCTTCCTATTGAAAGTATGTATGTGTGTGTGTGTGCATGATTATTAGAACAAGATTAACCAAACGAAAGTTCTACAATGGCAAACAAAGTATCTGTGCCGGCACCATCAACATCAATTGCGATCTGATCTCCGGTGGCAACATCATCATAAGATCCATTGATCACTGCGGCAGTGGCAGCCGTCAGGCTGTCTGTTTCGGCGGTGTCAACGGTCAATGCAGTAGAAAGCATATCGACTGCATCGGTCACATTTCTGATCATAATGTTGAGCTCACCCGTTCCGCTCTTGCGAGAAGCTGCAACCGCAGTCAAGTTCAATCCGTTGAGCTTAGCCGGCACGCGAAAGCGGGCGGCATCGTTGCCGGAAGTGAGCGCGGTGGTGGTGTTCAAAAGGATCTGAATGACATTCTTATCGACATTGAGAAGGGTTCTGGTCTCGGCAAGAGTCTTTTTTACGAAAGTTCCGCTCCCTGAAGCTGCCAGAAAGTCACTGGTGGCAGTGGCAAGGCTGTGCTTGATGTACTGGGTATGGTCATCATCCGACAGACCAGCCAGTCCGCCATGGTCCACCTGGGCGCCATCTCCGCCGGCATGATCGTGACTGTCTCCATTGGTGACACCTTTGGCAGCTACGGCGAAATCAGCTTCGGCATTGTCAGCAATCGAACCAAGAGTAGGCAATCCGGATAATCCGGAATAGGCGATCTGCGCGCCATCTCCGCCGGCATGATCATGGCTATTGCCATTGGTGACACCATTGGCGATGGGGGCATAGTCTGCGTCATGATTGTGCTTGTCGAGCAGCTCAAAGGCTTGCTGGATGCTGGAAGCATCCACGTTCAGCAAGCCAGTGAAAGAAGCGGACATGACCTTTTGTTGGGTAGGGTCAGTCTGTGCTCCGCCCAGGCTGCCACTTCCGAAGGGCGGGATCCACCAGTCAATGGGTATTTCTGTGACCAAGTATTGGGGATGGTAGGGAAGCTGGCGAACGATCTGATACCAGGATGCAGGGCTCTCTTTCTTTGCCTGGCTTTTTCTTGATTTGTAAACTTCAATCTGTTCAAGGCATCTTGTTGCGGTGAAACCATCGGTTGAGACCGTGACAAGATCACCCTGGGCAAGGCGCAAGTCTGGTCTTTGAATGTATTGCACAAGATAGCCGGAGAAGATGCGAGTCCACTTTTGGAAGGTTGATAGCGCGCGCGGGTCATCTGTGTCTGAGATAAAGCCAATTGTGACAGGTTGATTGGTGACGGCATCAATGTATTCTTGATAGCCGGTCTCACTGTTCCAGGTGAGATTAACGGGTTTGTCCGTGGTGAGGTATGTCATTGTGCGCGCGTGGGAAAAGGGTGTGTACGTACCGTCCACGTTGTTGCCTTCGTTGGAAGCGACACCATAGATATAAACATTCATGAAATCTCGTGGAAAGAAATAGGCAAAGTATTTCTGTTGCAACACAGTGGCAAGAGAGCGACCATCGACCAGGTTCAATTGTTTGTCTGTGTCGTAGAATTGCCAGTCATACCAGATATCCCGATTTACATCGTAGACGATATAGATCAGGTTGTTGAATTGAGCAATGGCGGCATCAATGACCTGACGTGCGGTCATTGTGCCATCAATGCCAACCAGCGAAGTGGTTGGCAATAGATCTGCGATTATGTGTGTTCTGCCTTCGTGTTGATCGTAGGAGATGTAGGAAATGTAATAGAGATTGCAAACCACCCCATAGGTGTGCCCTTCCACGGTCACGCCGCGCGTGACCTGGACCGCCCAACCAGAATCAACCACAGAATCAACCAGTCCATCAGCAAGCAGGTTTTCGGCAACATACAATTCCTGGCGTTCTCTGGTGAGCACAGCTTCGAGGACAGTATATTCAGCCTGGACATTCCAGCCGTCTACAACATGGTAAAGCAGGGCACAGGTCATGTAAGGGGCACCTTTGCCGTGTTCAAGTGCATCGAGAAAAGTAGCGTTCAGGGTTTGCATGGGGAAACTCCATATACGAGAAAAAGCTCAGGGTCAGCTATCTGCGCGGGTGGGTGTTAGGAGCGAAGCGGACGAACCCGAAAGGGGAGAGTGGAAAATGCTGTGGGGTGTGGCGGGTGAGATATGCACCCGATCACACCCCACAAGGGACATCCGCTTAGTCTCACGTTTGAGATGGCACGGTTTGGGGGCGGGAGCATCCCGCCCCTACGGTTGATCGGGCTGGAAGCCACCCAGGCTAGAAATTCTTGTCAATGGTTTGATCGTGCCAGGTGGAATGCACGAAGGGCATTTCCACTGTTACGAGGAGAGAGAAAAACTGATCCAGTTTTTCTCTGCCATTGGCAGCCAGGTCTTTGGCTTCCTGTGGGTTCAGGTTGTTGGTTTCGACCTTTGAGGTGGCGCGCGCGATGCAGGCATAGCCGGCAGCGCCCAGCTCTACAAGCTCTTCGTCACTGTCTGGAACAGTAGTTCCGGATGCGCTGGCAAAACCGTCAATGGTGTGGGGAGCGTTGTAGTAAACATTCAAGGTTTCGCCCAGGGGAATAACATTCCCTGGCGTTTCGATCACCCATTGCTCATCGGGCTTGTAAGCATAGAAAGCGATCCGATCATCAAAATCTGCCAGGCTGGAAACCAATTCCACGTCCACGATAGACATTGCAATAAAGTCAGCCGGCAGGGTGATACGCTTGCTGTTGGTGGAGTCCAGAACGTACGTTCTGAGCAATGGTTTGCGTTGGGAATATTGGACTAAAGCGAGCTCCAATGATTCATCAATGACACCATCCGTGAATCTATCTGAGCTGGCATCATCGAGCAATGAACGAATACCTGTGCGGTAGGCAGCCAGGGCAGACATTTTACTGCTCCAACTTTAGATAATGCTTGCGACCGTCCTTGAACAGGACCACCAGGATGTTGTCATCGGTTACCCGATATCTGAGCACTACGCCTTGAAAATTGCGAGCCAGCTCATCCGCGATCACCTGCATGTTCGACCGGTCCGCTTTCGCCACTGTCGAAGGCAGGGGCGTCAGCTTCTTCACAGCCGGCAAGCCGGCTGCTTTGCGCTCCGCGTTGGAAATGTTCTTGTTCTTGCTGTTGGGCTTGCTGTTGTTCGTCATGTCTTTGCTCCTTGAATTGGATCTTAATTCTCCTGGCATTCGTCAGAATGACCAGGAGCGAATTTTCTTGTTCGTCAAATTCATAGCCATATAAATTACCGCCAAAAAACCTTGCCACGTCAGTGGCAAGGTATGGGAGAGGTTGGTTGAAGTTGATCTTCTTCTTCCCGTAGGGAATGCCTTCCACTGTTCTGAAGGGTGCGTTTGTTATAACTGACTTACAGGAGACGCTTGCCTCCTGGTGCTCAACCTTTTGGGGATACATTCTGGACGACACCTTCCACGCCTGCGCCGATGATCAGTGCGCTGATGATAGCAATGATCTCGGTGAGTTGCTGTTCGGTAAGCGGAAAGTTGGGTAGGAATGATTTAATACCTATAATGATCAATCCGCTCACCAGAGCTTGAAATTTGTGCGATTTTAGGGCATTTTTCAGGTTGTCTGCAATGCGTCCACCTTCGAGACCTTCGCCCAGGATGTAAGCGCTGATCAGACCGGCGAAAACAATGATCTGGTTTTCTGTGAAGGGGAGCTGAGGAAAGATGGCTTGGAGCAGGATAAAGACGATCCCTGCAATTAAGGCAATGATCATTCGTGCTCTGTTCTTCATTTTGGTTCTCCTGTTGATAATAAGGCGGGGGCGTAGTGCGCCCCCGCCAATGATTAAGCGGGTGATCGTCCCGCTTACATCCGAAGGGTGTAGTTTGCGACCGCAGCGATCACGTCCACTGTGGTGGTGGCTGCCTTGTCAAAGGTCAGCTCAATCAGGACATATTGATCGTTATCAATCCAAATTGGAGTGGTAAGAGTCAATGTCATGCGGTGCTGGTCTACGTCATAGCGTTCTGCGGCTGTGTCGTGACCAGTATCATAAGAGAAGGTTTGCGCGGCGACTGTTGCAACTGCGCCATCAGCACCACGAGTAACCAGGTTGAATACTGCGGTAACAGCATCGCAGGCAGCGACCAGGATTTCATAGTCGATTTCAACACTGGCAAGCTTTGCTCCCTGCAATCCGATGGAATTGGAAGGAATGGTTACAGGGATATTGACGGTGGCGGTCTCGTCTGTGGCAGCGACATGCTTACAGATCGTGTCTGTTACCTGACCTGCGACTTCTGTCCATGTGCCGGTGACACAATGAAACAGGGTTGGAGGAATGAACTGGCTTACATGGGTATTGTGGATCATTTTGTTTTTCCTTTGGGCGGGAGCATCCCGCCCCTACGATGTTTGGTTTCCTGCGGAAGCAGGAATGTACTTGCACGTTCAAGAGTTTGAGAGTTGATGGCTACGGTCTGCGAGCGGAAGCGAGCGAAAGGCTGCGAGGTAACGAGCTGCTTGAGCGAAGCTGGAGCGAACAGTCCGATGGTTAGCCAATGGTTTGCTTTGTGGGGGGTGTGTGTGTAGCTTTAGCACACACACTCCCCCCCCATGTCCTTTCAAGAGTTTGCTCTTTCAAGAGTTTTAGACATTGCTCTTGTGGAGCGGTCGGAAATCTTGAACAAGAACAGCCAGGAAGTGGCGAACCTTGAGGCGGTGTTCGTCATTCATGAAGACGGCGGGGCTGGTTTCCTGGTTGGCAATGAAGATCTCGGGCATGAGCCCGAAACGTTCACCAACGATAATGCCAGGCACAAGAGCAGGGTCAATGACAGCAGCCCAATCATTGGCATCTGTCCATTCGGGGACAACCAGAGGAACAACCGTTCCCTTCAACAGGTTCTCGGCGTGCTTGTTATCGGTCACATCCCAGGCGTTCAGGAAGGCGTCAAAGGCAGTCTTGCGGAGCGCGCGGGGCACAAGGCAATAGCGGGGTTCGATTGCCATCTTGCTGCCTGTGCCGTAGAGACCGGTGGCGTTCTTGATCAGCATCGGCTGGTTGTACATGGCTTTGGCAACCACGTCCCATTCGGCGGCACTGAGCGCGGTGGTGAGCAGGTTGGCATGACCTGCGCCGCCTGCGTCTGTAACAGCGGTGGCGTTGAACAATGCGCCACCGTCTGCCATGGCAGGTCCAACTGCGGAATTACTGGTAAAGATGGCAGCGATCAGTTTGGAGATATTGCGGATGGCAGCATTCGCCAGCTCAATGGGATATTGTTTCAGCCGGCGGGTCTCGTCCCTGTCGATCAGTTCCAGGGTAAGCGGGATGTAGTTTCCGTACTTAACAAAGTCGGCTGTTTCTGGGCTGTCACCGATCTGCAGCTCAGTGTATTCGCCCTGTTCGGCAACGGTGGAAAGAGCACCCACTGTGCCGGTGAGAATACCTGTGATGGTGTTGAGAGATTCAAAGTGCTCCACCTTGACGATCTCCTTCCACCAGTCATAGCCGGCGCGCCCCATCTGTTCCCACTGGCGCGCGACGACTTTATTCAGGGCGTTCTTTACCAGCCCTGTAAAGTCGGCGGTAGTGGAGAGCTGGGCGCGGTCTGGGTAGAAACCGCCGTGCAGGTCATAATCTCCTGTGGCGAGCATGTAAAGCTCACGGATGCCGGACAAGCGAGCTGCCTTCAAGCTTTCACTCCCTGCGGAGCGGGGAGCATCGAACAGATCATCCACGGCGGCGGCAACCTGGTCAGCGCTGGAAGCCACGCCGGAAATGCGAGCGGGACCTTTAACGGTCTCGGCAGCCGTCAGGCTGGCGATCTCCTTGCGTGCAGCTTCGATCTCAGCATTCAGGGTGGCAAGCTGGAAGATTTGTCCAGCGAATTGCCGGTGAAGGCGGTCCATGGTGAGCACTGGCAGGTTAGAATTTGCCAGTGCAGAGACAAGAACGAACTCGCATTGCTGGCGAAGCAAAGCAAGCGATTGTTCGTTCTCCCCGGGTAATTCATCCGGATGTTCTTTTGCTTGGGTAAGGATTGGTTCGGGCATTGTTTGTGACTCCTTTATTGGGCGGATGCGATCCGCCCCTACAGTGGTTGGGAGGCGGACGCCATCCGCCCCTGCTTTCAAATTGGCGAGAATTGATGTGCCTTCAACTGCCGGCACGTTCACGGCGGATGTTTCCTTGCCGGTGAGACCTGAGAAAATAACTTCACATTCAGTGGATCGACCACCTGAGTCTGGTATTGGATAAATGCGACCAGGGTAGTGAGAGCAGGTACGAAAGTCTTGATTGCAAATGGAGCAGGTCAGCTTTTCGTAGAACCAGCCGATCGAGAAGCGGTCAATCTGACCTTCTACCAGGGCGAGCATACCTTTGCGGGTGGTGAGACGGACTTGCTGGATGATCTCTCCGCTTTGTTCGTAGGAACAAACGATCGTTCCGTCCCTGCTCTCAATGTTCCGTTCGTCATGGTTGCGTAAGAACGGTCTGCCTTCAAAGGATGGGGCGAAGGCAGGCATCTCGTCTGCGACCAGGCGGTAGAAGTTTCTGTTCTTACCACCCCTAAAGACAACCGCTTCAAAGTCGAGATGATCAATCTCACCGCTTTCTATTTTGGAAAGCATTTCCTGCTTGTTGTGATTTTCTCGGAACGAGAAAAGCAAGGGGTTGGAATTAAATTGTTTTGTCATGTTATTTCTCCGTTATTTTCCAGAACAGTGAGAAGATATCGAGCACAATTCCCAGCAGGAATAAATAAACTTTTCCATGCAAGGTAGGTCTTTCCGTGAGCTTGTATGAGAAGGTATGATAGGTGGCTGCTAAATTCAGCCAGGTGTTAATAATCCAAATTTTCATGACTTTATTCCTCCTGAACTGGATCTTCTTCGGTGGGTTCGGATGGAGTAGTACCGCGCTGCCTGTTGCCTTGCTGGCGGTCTGGTTGTTTGTTGAGGTCTTTCTTTTTGCCTTTGGCGGGGATCTTGGTCTCGTCCAAAATCTCGCCCATCATGCGATAGAAGAGGCGCAAGTATTCGGGTTCAGCGATCAGGTCACGGTCGAACAGGTCAGCCAAAGCTGGCTCAGTGCGAGCGGCAGCGAGCGCGAGCAAGCTGTTATCGCGCTCAGTAATATCGCCGGCATTAACGATGATCTCCGGTGTTGCGGGGAGAGTCTTGTCCGTGCGTCTTTTCACGGCAAGGGCGACCTGCAACACCTGGCTGATCATGCGCTTGAATTGACGCTGGCGATCGTCAAAGCGTTTGAAAGTGGGTGTGCCGGCTGCTTCGGCGGTGGTGCGGGTGGAGGACTCGGGTTCGGCGAGGTAGTGCAGGGGCACCCCCACGCCGGAAGCGATCAGCTTTTTTACAGCAAGGATGTCATTGGCAGCGTCCTCGCTGCCCAGCTTGCTCTCCAACACAGACCAGATCTCGCTCTCGTCCGTGACCAGGACAGTCCCCTGTTTGGGCGGGTGGAGCTCGATCTCGCGCTGCCTTTTTACCTTGGCAGCGGAGTCGTTAAATTTGCCTTGCAGCACGAAAGAAATTTGCGAGCGGACGTGGTGAAGGATAACCCGATCACTGACCAGGGTGGAAAGTCTGCCGATCCAGGGCAGCAAGGGCGAAAGGTCACTTTCGCCAAACTGGCAGCCAACGGGCTGGTTGATGGGGAAATGGAGCATGAAAGAATTCTGATCAGAACTCTCTGGGTCGTATGCTTGCCATGGCGTCTGGTTCAAGTCGCCCTGAATAAAATAAGTTTCCTGCTGGTAGTCATTCTCCTTGTGCTGGATCTCCTTGATCATATCGGAAGGGACAGCGCGCACGTAGGACATGCCGGCAGGGTCCACGCTGAACAAGAGAAACAAGTCACCTGTGCGGGTCTGTTCGTCCAGCCAGGCAGGGAGATGATCTTGCAGTTGGTTGAGTCTGTGGTTCCAGAACTCTTTGAGGAAGGCATCCGCCCTCTTGTCTTTGCACTCCCATTCGACCCCCGTACCGAGCACGAAAACATTGGTGAGCTGTACCAGCCATCGAGCGATGGGATTGGTGCGCCAGGCGCGCAGGGCTTCGGCTAAGATCGTAAATCTGTCATAGTCCAACCGGTCACGAAAGAGGTCGGCGGCAGTTGCAGCGCCGGCATAAAAAGTGTTGTCTGTTTCAACGATGGTCATAGAGGCTGGTTTAGGATTTGAGAAAGCTTTGAGACGATCAATAAGTGTAGGCATGGAGACCCTCCTTATGAAAAGATCTTAATAAAGAACAGCGCCAGGTTGAGCAGAGACAGGGCGCCCCCACCGATGGAAAGGGACATCAGCAGGCGGATCTGAGCCGCCAGTTCGATCAGATTTCGGATCTCGTGTGTGTTGGTGTTCACATCCGCTTCCAGGTTGGCCACCTTTTCTTTCAGGGCTGCCAGGTCGGTCAGGTTCGTTTCGGTCAT